CCTCAGATGGTTACCGAAGATGAACCAGAGGTTGAATGTGAGGTTGCTGAAGAAAAGAAGGAGGAATAAACATATCCGGTTATTATAACTTGCGAATGCGCAATGAAAAAATACAAAGCTATAGCTATACCTGTCAGTTTCGTTGACGATAAGCCTCGTTTTCTTACAGTTAGAGACCGAAGGTTTAAGGAATGGATATTTGTCACAGGTGGATGCAGGCGGAGAGAAATTTTCAACCCGATCAGATGTGCCCTAAGAGAATTAGAGGAAGAGACTCGTGGTGTTGTATCACTTAAAAACGGTGAATATACCGAATTTAAGTTTACAGTTAAAGAGAGTCCCACTATAGATTTGGAATACAATGTATTTGTATTCTATGTGGACTATAATAGAAATTACCAACAATCACTGGTAAGAAAATTTTACGAAGAGAAGCAGAAGATGAATCTTAGGAAGATACAGAAGCTACCAATAAAAAAGACTTATGATGAAAATGATTATATGAGTTTTGACACACTCGAGGATTTCAATTCACGTAGACAGTGGAAACTTATAATTGACAATGTTTTGAAAAACCCAAAGTTTTATTCGTGTGTAACTTCTCTCAATAGAAAAACCTTCTCTATTAAATAGAATGAAGTCAAAGGCTTACATCCTTCTACAGATTAGAGAACTTTTGAAAAAAAATCGAGGATTTTGTGATGAAGAAGTGGATATATGGGCGAAAGAGAATGAGAAGAAAACTGTGTATGAACTTTTAACTTTTAAGAAGGAAATTTCTCAGAGTCAGGAATACCATGATGTCTCTTGTGTGAGATGGTTTAGAGAAGAAGATCAATAACAAGGTATGTTTAAGAAGTGGTGTAACCACAATAATTTCAATAATGCAACCAACTTATCGCATGTGCTCATGGACGGTGGTGTCCTTTCCGTGCCATTCGATAGATTGAATGACTTCTATGAAAAGTATATAGAAGCTGTAAAGAGTGGAGAAAAACTTTACGTAGTAGAACAAAAGACGGAAACTTATAATTTCTTCGTTGATATAGACTACAAAGATGACGTGGCTCTAACATTAAGTGAGATTCAGGATATTTGTAAAATTATTTGTGATAAGGTTAAACGTCACGGTGGCAAAGAATGTCTTATATCTGTTTCTCCTCCTAAAAAGGCGGGTGAACTTGTTAAGACTGGTGTTCACTTGAATTGGTCTGGTTTTGTAGTTGATCAGTCATCAGCTGTGGCACTAAGAGAACATATTTTGATTGCTCTAACAAAAGCAAAAGGATCTATAGATTGGAATGAAATTATAGATTCCTCTGTATATGGTGATATTAGACGAAAATCCAAAGGAAGTGGTTTCCGTATGCCATGGTCTCACAAGATGGCTAAACACAATCCATGTGGTGGTCGTGGATGTGAAGAATGTGGTGGTACAGGTAAGATTGTACAAGTTGCCTACTTACCTGTTTTCATTTATAAGCATGGACCTCTGAGTACTCTTCTCAAGATTGATCAAAAACCAAATATTGACACGCTCAAAATGTCTGCAATTAGAACGAATGAAGTTCAACACATAACAGTTGAACCACCATCTAAAGTAATCAAGGAAGGTGCATTTACCGATGCCCAAACCAAAGATGAGATTCAAAATGATGAACTAAAGTGTCTCATTGAAGATTTTATTCGAAAAAATATGGAGGGACAAAGTCTATCAATCGTTACTAAATTATTCAAACATAAGGAAACATTTTTGGTAAGTACAAACTCTAAATATTGTGAAAATCTGAAAAGACCTCATAGTTCCAATCATGTATGGTTTCATGTGAGTGGTTCGGTAATTGCTCAAAAATGTTTTTGTAGATGTGAGACTATTAGAGGTAGACGAGATGGTTTCTGTAAAGATTTTTACGGTCGCAAACATCAATTACCACCCAAAATTGTTGAAAAAATGTATCCCAAAAAGGAAGACCTCAAGAAGTGCCCCGAAATTAAAAAGTTTGAAGAAAAACCCCAAATTAAACATTCCGCAGTAAAAGCACCTCTCGAGTCATACATGGTTAGATGTATGAAAGTTCCAGAAGATACACGTGTTGTAAGTGTTGCACGTCAAAAGTCTGGATTTACAGTATTAACCACGGTTACACATTGTGAAACGATCAAAGGTGTTCATGAAGGGGCTACAATGTCATATACAATCAATGGAACGAAAATCACTCAAAAATGTCCTATTTGTAAAAAGAATAACGCAAGAACTTACGAACTTAGTGGTAGTGTTAAACAAGCACTTAAACCATCTGAAAAAAAATAAAGATCAGATAGTAGAAGAATGGCATTGATTCTATTAGGTATTACAGCATACATAGCATCCACCTTTATAGGTGATATCAAGTTTAAAAATATAGTGCCAAATGGAGTTGACGAATTCCATATATATTCAGGTGTTCATCCAGAATTATATAAAGAATATTTGAAGCATAAAAAGGCTGGTAACATACGTATGACACAAGAAATATTAGAAGAGCTCGCACTTTACACAGATATAGAGTTTAGAGAACAATTTCATCAAAAGATACTTAAAAAGCAAGATTCTTTATCTATATAATGGTACAAACACGTACGCGAACTGGTAGACATATAAAGAAGCCCGAGCGCTACACTCCAGTAGAAAATGTTTTAGAGGATGATTATACTAACGAGGAGTATGATTCTGATGAGATTGGATCTGACTTTGACACAGACGAGGAGATTTACTCCGATGAGGAAAGTGAGGACGACGAAGATGAGGGAAGTCTCAAGGACTTCATCGTAGATGATGATGAGGAAAGTGAGGAAGAAGACGCTTAAAAAAATCGATAACTATATAAAAAATGGAGACTGACTTGGGAAATCCCATTGATTATGATGCAAATATGGATCCATTAAAGAAAGAAGAAGATAGTACACCTATTAGTGATGAAATGATCCCGGAACAAGCATATTATTATCATCCATCGGAAATGATGGCACCTCCTCAACAGCAGTATCAACAGCAAGAAAAAATTGATTTTCTATCCAATATCGACAAGTCTACATGGATAATTGCATTTGCTGTATTCCTCTTAGGCTTCTTCATGGGGAAAACCATGCAGCCAGTGATCCTCAGATACACTTGAGTATGGCACGAAAGATCCAATGTCTCCATAAATTGGCTCTAATTCACCAGTTTCATCCCTTGTTGATAATTGTGTAGGATATCTTGGCATTATAAACGCATCTCTGGTATCCTCTATAAAACCATCTGTAGCACTCACTTTGTTTTTTGAATCGATAACCGTATTAGTTCGTATATACGGTTCAAAAAACAAAACGAAGAAGACACTCGTCAAAATGATGGCAGTAACTATTTTCCACATTTTATTTACTTTATAATTATATTTTTTTATGAAATTAATCCTTTTTCTCTGAGGTGACCTCTTCACCTTCCTCCTCCTTACCCTCCTCGATAGTTCCATTAGTGGAAGCCACATCCTCCGCCTCACGAATCTTACGTCGCTCCTCAACCTCGGCAGCAACAATGGCATCAGCCTCCTTAACAAGCTCCTCCATGGGAGTATCGGGCTTTTCCTTTCTGAGAGACTCAATCACGTCAGCTGGATGACTGATAGGCTTCTCATCAGGCTTGGTGTAAAACTTAGAGTTCTCATCTCCGGGCTTGAGGAAGCTCTTCGTCTCCATCATATCCCTCTTACGCTCGTTAAACATACGAGTAGCCTCAGCCTGATTATCCTTATAACCACTCATGATTTCCTCAAGCTTCTCATTGGTGTAATGCACATCCTCAATCTTCGTTGGGTCGGGGGGGATGAGTAGCCACTTATACATGTCAACGACGTAAATATCAAAAGTGGAATCCTCCTTTTGGAGGCGCTTGGCGTGGTTAGCAGCCTCGTCACGTGAGGAGAAAGCACCGCGGATCTTAATACCAAACTTATCATTTTTCTGGGGAGCCTCTGGTCCTACGACGGAGAGGCATGCGTAAAGCTGACCAGGGACAGTAGTGTAATCCTGCTCGAGAGACATATTATACAGTATACAGTCTTCAAAACTTTAAGCCTGCTTAAAAGATTTATGGTATAAAATACAAATGAGAACATTTTGGGATAAACAACCCGTCCCACAGGAAGGTCTCAAATATAAACAGGGGGATGATATAGAAAAAGAAAAGAAGGTTGTGGAAGAACCTGTGAAGCTTCCAAATGGTTTTTCATGGAAAGTGTGTTCAGTTAAAGAGGCTCACCCACTCCTAAGTGAACAATATTTAGATGGTAAGACTAATATTCTTAGATATTCACTTGAAACACTAAAATGGGCAGGTGAATCACCCGGTTATGAAAATAGAGGAATTGTACATGATGAAACACAAGAACTTATTGGATTTATATCGAGTGTTCCCACTAAAGTGAGGGTGTGTAATGATATATTAAACATGGTTCAAATCAATTTTCTATGTGTACATCACAATTACAGAACTTTAGGGTTTGCACCACTTCTTATAAGTGAAATGAAACGAATTGCTAATACAAAGGGTATATGGCAGGCTGTGTACACCGCTGTGACTGAAATACCAACACCTTTAGTGAACTCTTCTTATTGGCATCGCATTTTAAATGTTAAAAGATTATCAGACATTGGATATTTTAAAGTTTCATCTAAAACTAAACAAAAATATCTTGAAGTTCGTGGAACATCTAATTTCAGAAAGATGTATACAAAGGATATTCCAAAAGTTACCAAAATATTACAGAATCATTTTAAACATTTTAAGATTGCACCAGTCATTGACAAAGAATGGGTAAAACATTGGATACTTCCAGCTAATTCATATATAAATGAGAAGGATAATACATTCATATCATTCTATGATATACCAAACCATAGAAAAGATGGTTTATATACAATCAAACAAGCATATTCATTTTACATAGTTGGAGACGTTTTCAATGATGCATTCCTCATCGCCAAGAATTTGGGTTACGATTTGTTTACTACTTTAGATATTGGGAAGGATGTACAAAATCTGGAGAAGCAGAAGTTTCTAAAAGGTGATGGAAATGTTCATTACTATTTGTTTAATTGGCTACCATCTTCTTCAATCTCATTGGAAGATGTTGAAGTTAAATTACCTTGATCATTTGGATGAATTGGTTTCTGGGTTGCCTAAGTAAAAGAAATAAATCTTAAAATCCATAAGATGGAGGAAATACGAAAAAACCACAACAACGCTAAGAGGGACTTGATCCATTCCGTGACGAGGGAGAGTGATCAAATCCTTGATGTTGGCTGTGGCTTTGGCGGAGACCTTCAGAAATGGCACAAATGTGGGGCAAATATGAGCATGTGTGATCCTATACCAGAAGCCCTGGTGGAAGCAAAGTCGCGTGCTAAAAACATGCGTATGCGGGTAAACTTCTACGAGGGTGATATTCATAGTTGTCCAAATCGTAAATATGATATTGTTTGTTACAACTTTTCACTTCATTACATTTTTGAAACGAAGGAAAAGTTTTTCAATTCAATTAGGGAAATCAGGAAAAGGATGAAACCTGGTGGGCGTCTCATAGGAATAATTCCCGACTCCGAGAAGATCATATTTAGGACACCCCTTGAAGATGACATGGGTAACTTCTTTGTGACGAAGACACCCGGTAACGGTGGTTTTGGTGAGAAATTGTTTGTAAATTTGGTGGATACACCTTTCTATGCAGATGGTCCTCGGTCAGAGCCAATTGCATACAGGGATTTACTTATCACACATTTAGAGGAGTTGGGATTTAGGTTAGAGTTGTGGGAAGGTCTTGAGGGAAACCAAATATCAGAACTTTATAGCAAATTTATATTTGTATATAAGAGATGATCGCATTGATTCTATTATTTCTCGTAAATGCGTTTTTACTTGCAACTACCCGAGAACCGAGGGAGTTTATAGAGCTTAAAGAGAAATATGAAATTCTCAGGAGGCATATCAAAGAAAGTGAGCATCCAAAGTTTCACATGTTGTCCAGACATATTCCCATCACTGGTTATAAGAAAATGAACGGAACAGTTGGGTATAACACAAATAAAGGTCAAGAGATTGCCATATGCCTTGATGGTTCTGTAAATGAGATTTTCCATGTACTGGTTCACGAGTTAGCTCATTCCACAGTTGAAGAGTTTTCTCATTCAGATGATTATTGGAATAATTACATAGAACTTCGTGATATTTGTGTAAACTTGGGTATATACGAGAAGATACCAGAGAGAACTGAGTTCTGTGGTCAGCATGTACAGGATAAATAATCTTTGTACATATCAAATGAAGACACCTATCAACGTTTTGTATACTGCAATTGGTTATTGGATTGCTGTATATGGAGTCACTCAGGTACCAAACATTATTAACAACTACTATCTCAATCTCGTGTGGCTCACAGTGGTAATTCCAAATGTGTTCCACATGGTTGTTGGACGTATTCCACAACTTGCTGTGGATCGCCAATTCTTTCTGGCGACGAGTGTTATTGCGTTAGTCTTAACTTATATCATGAATAAGTTGTTCAAGAAGACCGCCGAGGATCTCAAGAAGTACGGAACTGACAAGGGCAAGACACTTAAAACGAATGCCTTGCTCATGGGGATGTTATCCATTGGAGCTATAATTACTTACTTTTCGGGTATAGATAAATCTATCTATTCTAATATGGGTTGGGAAAATGGAGCCGCAGTTACTGTTTAAGGCTTCACGACATAGTCCTTCACAATGTAAAACACAATAGCCGCAACTAAACCAGTAGAAGCAAGACCAACCATGCTCCTACTCCCTTGTTCGTTAAGGAACTTGGGAATAGAAGTCACCAGCTTATCTTGCACAGGCTTGGACACAGCGAGGGCTGCCGCAGCACCAGCGACGAGGGCAATCATCTGATCATCGGTGAGATTAAGGGGGTTCTTACTCTCG